GTGTCCAATCTTCTCAGCTATCAGCTCATCAGCTCCCGCTGCTGCTCTGTTTAAGTCTATATCGAAGAGTTCTTCTACCTCTTCCATGGTAATCTCTACACCTTCTGCGTATCTTTCTCTTTCATGCGGAAGTATAAGGTGGCCTATGCCGATCGTGGCCTTTCCCAAACTATCGAGATACATTGCGGTGCGTACACCTTCATGATGACGTACTTGCTCTCGAAGTGAATCTGTTATTTCAATCATATGTCGTAAACTTTCTGAATAGACAATATACCATTGGGCTTAGTCATACTAGCATTTATTAGCCCAGATATGCCTCCGTTTTGTTGTTGCATCATGGGATTAAATTGTATACCTGGATCAGGATCCATGGGATATACTTCACGAGGATCAATTACCGGTCCCATGATCATAACGTCTTTTCCTGGATCTCCTTTTAAAAATCCATATTGACCTGGAACTTCTGACATTTCAGGCTCACTGGGAATAGGACCAAAAGTTGGATCAGGTATTTTAAAAATAGCTCCTACATCTCTATTAGGTTTTACTAGTACATTAGGCTCACTTGGTATAATACTCTCCTCGTCCTTTAACTTAAATTGTGTAGGAGGTCCCTCAGCTAATAATTTTTCTGCAGGATCACCGCCTTCTCGCATCCCTATAGGCATGACTCTTACTGATCCTACGCCGCCATCAAGTTTCATTATAGTGTACCTATCCCTCTGTTAAACATTTGTGTAGCCAAAGCATCATCTAAGGTTCCTAAGGCTAACTGATTTCTAACATTAGCCTGTAGTGGCACCTGCATATTTGGTTGTAATGATACATCAGGTGTCGATCCCAAATTAGCATCAAATTGTGGTTGTAATCTATCCTCTATCTGTTGTTTTATTTGTGCCTCTTCACCGGTTAGATAGCCTCGTGCACCAAACATTCTACTCATCATTTCCATTTGTTGGTTTCTTGCAGGTTTTGATTCTACTTGCGTTTGCGGTTGTTTCATTAAACTTATCAAAGATTGTTCTACCTCGTTTACAAAATCTAGCTGATCTAAATCATCTTGTGTAGGTAATGTTGTACCAGCCCAGTCTAATAATATTTGTTTATTTTTTTCAGAGATTGTAAAGGGTTCTAATGTCTTTTTTGTATCTTCAGGTTCTCCAACAGTCCTAGCAACTCCCGCTCTTTTTACTACATCAAGACCTGTTTGGTCTAAAACTTCTGAAAATGCTTTTAACACTTTTGGGTCTGTTAAGATGCTAGATCCATATCTTAATAGTAAAGGCACCATCAATACCGGCAGACCAAAACCTGCTGCTGTTGCACCAGCCTGTACACCACCAAATAATAATAAACTTCTAAAACCTCCTAAGGTTACACGTCTTTGAACAAATGAGGATGGGTCGGTAACTGTGAAACTACCAGATTTTTCTGCTACCTCTAAAAATCTTTCGATATCCTTTATTTTTGTACCTGTGCCCTCTAAAGCTACTTCTAATGCTGCTCTTCCATCAGTGCTGTTTAAACCTAAGCTGTCTGCAAACTTTCTCGGATCAAAATCAACTGTTCTAAATCTGTATACATCTGCATTATTTTTATAACCTTGTTTGTAAACTTCCTCTGGAGGAAGTTTAGCTAAATTTTTGTAATCATTAAATGTCTTAGCTACAGGTAATCCTGTAAATGAGTCTTTGATCGCTTGATCATAAAAAGCTCTAATTATTTTTTTCTTACCAGCATTCGGTGCCATAGATATTACAGTTTGCTCTACATCTACCTGTTTTCCAAAGTTTGGGTTGGGGTCACCATTGGGTAAATTAGGAACATTATCTAATTCTTTTACGGTAACTTTTTGAGGAACACCCTCTTTAAAACCAGACATTCTCCAAGCTTTTAAATTTGCATTAGGAGTTTTTGCTAAATTCATAACTGCTTTTACCAAATCTGGATCTTCTTTCATCATAGGTAATAAGTTTTCAATCATTTGTTTTGGAGTTAAAACTCCCTCTGAAGTGCTTTGTGGACCAGGTGAAAATATATTTGCATTTACCTGTTTGTACATGTTAGCACCAGGGCCTTTATATTTAGGCATTACTGCAGACAAATATGCATTTGCTCTTGTAAGTTTTTCCATGGCTGTATCAAAAACAACTTTATCTACACCATCTATGTTTATCAATTTGTTACCATCATGCTCCAAAGCTAATCGGAGTTGTGATATTCTAGCTCCTTCTTCTGTTGGCACAGATCCTTTACCTTCAACTTTGAAGTTTGCTTGAAAGTCAGACAATAATTTTTGTAAAGTTCTAAACTGTGTAATGGTTACACCGTCAGGATCAAGCCTACTTAAGGTTTGATAAAACTCTGTGAAGGCTTTCATTGAGCCATCACCAGGGAATCTAAAACCATAACCTTGAGTTCCTGGTTTAGAGGAAACTAAGACATCTTGAAACTCATCAGCTAATCTTTTTACCGTATCTAACTTTATGACTTTTTTGCCATCTAGTTTTTCAGCATATTTTGCGAATGATTTATATAAAGCATCTGAAACTTTCATAGTGTCCGTATATTCGGATCTACCTAATTTCATCATGTCACCACCTAATGATGCCATTGTTTGTAGTGGTGCTAGATTGTTAAGTGCATTATCAAAAAACTGTCTAATGCCTTCTTGAGTTCCTTCTCCAGCTCTTCTGAAAGGTGTTCCAACATACGGAAAAACACCTAAAACTTTTGAATAACCTTTCCAAAAAGCACTATTAGTAGCTTGTATAATACCTAATGGCATGCCATAAGTTTCTGCTACCTCTAACATTTTTTTGTATTCAGGATTTTTGTTATCTAAACCAAATAATATTCTTCCCACGGCTGGTTTGAAAGAACTGATCAGTGGTCCGAGGGCCATGGCTCCTCCAGTAAAAACCAAGTTCATGTAAGCATCTTTTAAAAACTTAGCGTTTTGTAATTCTTGATCTTCTAATGGTAAGTCGTTTAAATGTCTCAACAATTGATTAGTCAACTCATAAACTTGTCCACCTGCTGTAGCACCTAAAGCATCGGCTCCTAGACCTCTTGCTACCGTCATGGCGACACCAGCTCCGGTAGGTCCTGCAAATGGTGTGCCTAATAAACCTGCACCGCCCATAAAAGCTAATGAACCAATGACTTCTGCAGATCCTTTTGACACTAATTGATCTGGCACGGCTCTATCTAATAAACCTCCAACGAAGGGTATTTTACCAACGGCTTCATTTGCCTGTTTGAAATAATAATTTGCAGGATCCTTAATCAAAGCCATTCTTTGATTTGTATCGGCGATTTTTTGAGCTAATACAGAGTAATATTGTTTTGTTTGAGTCTGTGGATCATAAGGTATATCTGATAAAATATTTGCTTGTTCTACACCTTTTAGTTTATTTAACTCTTCTATAACTTGCATAGGAGTCGCAGAATCGTCTATACCATAATATTTTTTTACCTTTGCTATGTCATTCGCTGTAGGATTAGTAGGATTTTCAAAAAAGAATTTTGCCTCGTTAGGTGTTCCTTTTAATATTGTAACTTGATTTGGAGGTGGTTTAGGCATTATTGAGCTCCTCCAAATAGGTCTTCAGGTTCTAAATTGATCTGAAAATTTTCATCTTCATCAACGACACTACCCTCAACTGTTTGAGATGAATCAGGTGCTGGTGGTGTTTGCATATTAGATACATCTTCTCCTAAAAATTGTTTAAATTTTAAAACTTGTTCTTGATATTTTTGATCGTCAAAAATGTTTTTTCCTTCACCATATCTACCGGCTTCAAAAATATCTACTTGTCCTTTTCTTAAAAACTTTAATATCTCGGATAGTTGAGTTCTAACAAAATCTGGAGATTTGAGACCTTGTAAATCAACAAGTGAAGAAGCTCTTCTAATATCGTCAACGTTTAATCGTCCGGTGGGTTTCAATGATCTTGCTAAAGCATAAATAATTAAGTTTTCTTGCACTTTCAATCTAGCATAGTCACCATCATATCCTAAAGTTGTGTAAGTTATTGGATTATAAAGATCATCAATACTTACTAATTTTGATACTGTTTTTGTATTACCTAAGTTAAATGGTAGTTTGATATCTCTAGGTGCTTGGAAACTCACCTCTCTTACTAACTCCTCTTCGCCTGGAGGCAATTCATAAAAAACTTTGTCTTTTTCATATAAAAGTTGTCCCTCTTTGACAAACTGATCACCAAGACCTGGGCTAACAGCATTCATAAATGATGCGAAGGTAGCTCTTGACTCTTTCTTGAAAAAGTCAACTAAACCCTCGGCACCAAATCTTGATGGTTCACCTCTTGCTACTGCTTCAGCATCTATTTGTAGCATCTCTGTTACTATGTCAGCAGCTCTACCTAGTGTGTTGAAGTCACCTATCTGTTGTGATGCTTGACCATAGTTAGGCGCAGATACTGCTTGTGCGGCGTCAGCTTGTATACCTTCTAAAGGTGATAAGTAAGCGTTAGGTGGGACCTCAACATCATAAACTGTGTCTTCACCCTCTTTTCTACCCATCATAAATTCGTAAGTGCCTTTCTCTGGATTCCAAACTTTTTTAGTCATCACTACTTGTGTAGTACCCTGTTCTTCATTAGGTATTGTCATGTTTTGAAATATTCTGTTTGGATTTTTGTAAAGATCTAAAGCAGCTTGTTCTATCTTGAGCGCCTTATCAATATCAAATTGAGCTAATTTTTTTTGCATGTCCATATCAAAGGCCATGTTTTTCATCATGAACTCATTATCAAAACCCATCTTTTTTAAAAAAAACTCTGACTCTTTTTCCAAAATAGCAGCGTTTTGATCTTGCATGGTTTGTATTGCAAGCTCTTTCATCTTTAAACTGTGTTGTAATTCAGCAGCGTCCTCTGCTGTTTCTCTTTGTATGTATTTCCCAGTCGCCTGTGCTATTATATCAAATATTCCTGCTGCACCTCTATAAGGTGTTCGAGCATTTATGCTGTCCACAAAAACATTTAGAGCTTTATCAATACCAGGTGTTTGTGGTAAAGGTCCTAATTTTTCTTGTATACCTTGTAAAGCTTCTTCAAAGGTCACTCTTTTTCCTAACCCTAGTCTCTCTGCAATCGCACTATACTGTTCATCTAACGCCTGACGCACAGGTAGAAACTGATCAGCATATTTTATGCCCATATTATTATATTCAAATGTTTCATCTACAGCGTTAGATGCAAGATCAGCAGCAAGTAAATTTTTTTCTTCGTAATTTTCAGGTGGAGTTACTTCAAATGTGCCACCTTGCACATCTGGCACCGGGTCGACAGGTCTGACTGGTTCTATGACAAGATCTGTCTTGAACGTGTTTAAGGTATCAAAACCACTTGACATGTTACTATCCTAAAAATTGTCCTAATCGATTAATCCCCGATAATAATGGATTACCCATTTGCTGTGGAAAAGCGCCACCAGACGGTAAAGCTGGGAATCCTCTTACTAATCCTGATTGAAATTGCAATGCTTCAAAAGGTTGAGTAAATCTAGCTAAGTTAGCACGTTGAGCTTGATCAAAAGCACTTTGTTGAGCTTGTTGCTCTGTAATACCTAAACTACTTAAGGTTGTAGCTAAGTTACCTAGGGCAGTTGGTTGATTTGCACCAAACTGACCAAATAATTGTCCGATACCTCTTTGTTGCTCAGCTCCAGCCAATTGCAATCTAGCTGCATTTTGTTGTGCAGTTCTTTGATCTTCAAAAGCTTTTTGTGCTTGTGTTTGTGCTCTGTCGAAACCGCCTGCAAGAAGATTTGCGATACCGCTACCAAGCCTATCTTGAAAACCTCTGAGTGCTTCTGCTTCTAATACACCCTCACGTTCACCGCCAAAAGCTCCGGCATCAACGGCTTGCGCAGCTCTACCTTGTCTTGATATGTTAAACTGTCTTTGCATTTCTTTTGTAAAATTATCAATAACTTCTTTTTGAAAAGGATTCATAAATGCTTTGTATGATTCAGGATCGAATTGACCCATGGTTCCAGCGGTTGTCGTCGCTGCATTAGCAACTGACGTGCCTGCTTGACCTAAGGCACCGACACCTTGACCAAAGAAATCAGGCATTGTAGCCGCTGCATTTGAAAGTAATTGTGTGGCTTGTCCTACTGCAGGAGAGACATTTGCCACCTGTGCAACAGGGACAGGAAACTGTTTTATTCTTTCAGGACTTGTTAGTGCCTCACCTGCTTTAACAAGATTACCATAAGATTGTGCTAAAATTTCTTCAAAAGTTGCCATTACATTCTTCCTATTCCCATAGACTCTGCTTTATCCTCTAAACTGTTCATAATATTATACATAGCTTTTGTGCCTTGTTTTCTATCTCCATTACCCGCTGCCATCACAGCTTGTTTTGTCATAACAAACTCTCCGTCTGATAACATTGCAGGTATATCATCTGACTGACCGTCACCCGGTCCATTGATCATACCATCTTTTTCTGGAAAGTCACTTATACCACCGCCTTGATTAAATCCTGCTGGAGTGTATGCATCTTGAATTTTTACTTGACCTGTTAGATATGGGTTTTGTTCAGGATCATATAACATTCTTGCTTGATCTTCTCCTAAAGCGGCTGCAGCAACAGATGCACCTACGCTGCCTAGCTTTAATAAAGTGCTATATTTTTCAAAAAAGTCTGTAACTGGAACGACAGATTGTGAACCATCTGGATTTGTAATTACTTTTGTTTTATTTATTAGATTAAACTTATCTAAAAAACCCTCCTTACCTTGTGCTGCTCCTTGCACTAAATCATTAGCATTTTTAATACTAAAATCACTTGCTCCTAAATTAGGTGTTGGTGTTGAAGGCACTATCATAGAAGACTGAGAAGGCACTATGCCCTCTACATTTTCGTCAAAAAATTGTAATAAATTACTTTTGTCAGTTGGAGCTGCAGATAAGTTAAAAGTTCCTCCACCTGATCGACCTACAAATCCTGGTCTATTTAAATTTTGTGTAGCTGTCTGTGCAACTTGAGGTTGTGCACCAAAAAAACTTTCTATTCCACCTCTACCACCCATCAAGCCTGCAGAGGCCGCACCTAACGCCACATTCTGTAAAACATCTTGTGGCTTTGCACCGCCTAATAATCCTAATCCTGCCTGAAATAGAGCTGGGTTCTTTGCTGCAAAACTTCCAATACCTCCGAGTATACCGCTCGTGCCTGCTAGTCCGGGAACTAATATACCTAAGCCTATCTGTCCAATAGGACTTCTTACTAGATTTTTAGCTGCCTTAAATATATTTTTGAACATTATTCATCCCCAGTAGCTGCTCCACTAAATAAATTTGGTGCAATCACATGCACATCTCTACGTATATCCTC